ATGTTCTTCTCTTATTATACTTAAATCTATTCTCTCATTATATGAAATTTTTAATTCATCTGGTAAATTAGCAGCATCTTCTATAAAAAGACGTACATGTAATCCAGTACGAGTCATACCTTCATGAATTTCTATATTATGAATAGTTGGTAATAAATTAATTTCCTTACCATTATTTGCGGTCATGATAGCTTTTTCTATTTTAAAAGCTTTTGGAGTGATAACTATTCCGTTTTCACTAGTTGTATTAGCAATATAACTCATTGTTTAATTAATTCTTTAAATCTTCTTATAAAATCATTCATTGAATTTGGATTAACAACTCTTATTTTTGAATATTCGTCATTTTTTTCTTCAAGATGTGCTCTATTTGTTACGTATTCTAATTGAGAATTATTTGTTCCGCCTGTAATATGGTCAGCATTTGTTAATGGTTTTTTATTTTTATCGCCCGCTTTATACCAATAATATGGAGCATCAATATATTTGTATACTCTATTTGATGAAACAGAATCTGAAGTTGTAGCTCCTACAATTAATTCAGGAGCTTGAAAAACACCAGTGACTTCTTGTACAACTAATTGACTTAAATCAATTATTTTTCTTGTCACTTTACCAGTAGCATTACTTGTAGCACCAGTCACAGTTTCTCCCATTTGAAATCTACCAGCTAAACTATTTTCAAAATTATTAGACACTTTAGGACTTGTTTCTATCACATAACCTTCATATTGTTTAGTCATATATTCTTGTAAATCTTCTTGACTTAATGGCCAAGCTCGATATCCGTCATGTAGATGGTCATTAACTAAAAATAATGTCCAATAAAACATAGAACTTCCGTATAATCTTTGTGATACTATGTCTGGTCTTTCACCATTTTTTATTTCATAAAATTTATAACCACTAAAATTATCTAAAAATGTAGGTAATGGTCTTACACTTCTAAATAAATCAGTCATATTTTGTTTGACACCAGTACGATTAAAATCGTATTCTACCTTTGGGAATTGTTTAAAAAAACTCATGCGCTATCTCCGCCTGTACTAACTATTGTATTATCAATGCCTTCTGAATATCCATCTGATTCTGCTATAGCGTTATCATCAGCTAATCCATCTTCACCTCTATATAAATCATCACGTGTTAATACTCTTTCTTCTTGGAATGTTAAGCTTAAATTTAATTCTATTGGAGCGCCAGTATCTTTATGCATTGCAGTCGTTGTTTCATTATATACTGCTTCAAGACTTTGTAAATAACATGGTTTAATATTAGGCATATATTCATTACGTTTACCTTCAGCATAAAATGTAATATCACATAATGGTGGATAAACTAATGCAATTGCACCAGCTCTTTTTGGATATAAAAATTTTCTAAATGTTCTTTCAATAGCTCTTATTTGATTTTGTTCTTTTGCGCTTTCTGCAACTAATTTAAATGCAAATGAAAAACTTCTTATATTTGTACTTTCATATGCTGTTCTTGTATATGGGTTTGTAGCTACACCAGCTCTTAATGCTGCACTACTTGTTATTTTATCAATACTACTTCCTGGTGATAATAATTTATCTTTTGACATAAGACCTAAAGCAGCTGTATCTCCTTTACTTAAACCACCAGCTTTTAATTGGTTTAATAATCCCAATCCTCCTCTTATTGTACCAACATTCAAAGTGGTATAATTTGTTGAATCGTTTACTGAAACACCTGGAGGTTGATATAAAAATATAGCAACTTTATTAGTACCATTACTTCCACCAAATCCAAATCTCATAAATGGTAAACCAGTTTCTGATGCTGTACCATTTAATTCCATAGGGTAATGATAAAATTGTGATGATGATAATTCGTTCCTATCTAAAATAAAACTTTCAAGCGTATCTTTAACTTTATTTTTTGTTGATTCTAAAACACTACCAAGTTCTTTTATGTCAAATTCGTCTGCCATTTTAATCCTTATAAATAAATATTTACTATAGAGTTATTTATATGAGTTATAAAGGTAGATACACATTAAAAAAGCCAGAAAAGTACATAGGTGATGCTAAACACGTCATTTATCGTTCTTTGTGGGAAAAACAAGCATTTAAATGGTGTGAAAACAATCCAAAGGTTAAAGCATGGAATTCAGAAGAAATAGTTGTACCATATAAATCATCAGTAGATAAAAGATTACATAGATATTTTGTTGACTTATTAATACAAATGGACGATAAAAAGACATATCTTATAGAAATCAAACCAAAAAGTCAAACACAGCCTCCTAAAAAAAGAAGCCGTCAAACTAAAAAGTATGTTAATGAACAGTTAACCTTTATAAAGAATCAAGATAAATGGGAAGCAGCAAGTCAGTTTGCTGATTATAAAGGTTGGAAGTTCCAAGTATGGACAGAAGAAACTTTAAAGAATTTGGGCATAAAGATACTTTAATCTGTTATAAATAGTTTATATGGCAAGTTTATTTGATACATTACAAGCAAATGCGTTTAGAGCAGGAGTAAAAGCGCGCACAAGACAATCACGTAAATGGTTTCAAAATAATGTTAAAAATTTGCAAGTATCAAGGCAAGGTCTTTTAAAAGACACAGCTTTACAGCAAACTGGTAATACAATTCGTGGTAATATGTACATGTATTTCTACGACCCAAAGCATAAAGCAACCTTACCATATTATGATAGGTTCCCATTGACAGTATTAGTTGATGGAGCGCCTGGTGGATTTTATGGATTAAATCTACATTATTTGCCATATAATACTAGGGCTAAATTTTTAGATGACCTTATGGCGTTTGGACCACCAAATCCAAAAGAAAGTTCACGTCTTACTGGTTTAAGATATAATTTAATAAGTGGTGTAAGAAAGTTTAAAGAATTTAGACCATGCTTTAAACATTACTTAGGAACAAATGTACGTTCGCAATTTGCAAGAGTACCAATGACAGATTGGGAAATAGCAATATTTTTACCAGTAGAACAATTTAAGAAAAGCAGTAAAACAGCTATTTGGCAGGAAAGTCTTAAACAAGCAAGAAGTCCTGGTGGGATTAGTATTAAAAATACTAAAGCTTATTACACAAGGAATAGAAAGAAAAAATGAGCGATATAGATAAACTAAAATCGACAATATCTAAAAAAGGTGGATTAGCAAAAGCTAACAGATTTAATGTTATGTTTACACCACCAAGTGGAAGTCTTTTAAATGGAAATTTACAGGGTGCTATTGCCTCAGCAATATCAGGTAATTTTAGTGCAAAAAATCTAATAAATGACCCAAGAGATATTTCTTTACTTTGCGATTCTGTATCAATACCAGGAAAACAAATAAGTACATTAGATGTACAAACTGTAAAACAATTAGTTAAAGTACCTTATGGTTATTTAACAGACGATGTATCACTATCTTTTTTATTGACAAATGATTATCATATGAAAACGATGTTTGATGCATGGATAAATAATATAGTTGATAATGATAAATACTGTATAGCTTATAAAGAAGACATAGTCACAGATGTTATCATACAACAATTAGATGAACAAAATACGCCGATTTATGGTGTAAAATTAGAGGGAGCATTCCCTGTGACAATGAGTGAAATACCACTTTCTAATGAGAGTGAAAATACTATTAGTAGATTAAATGTGAGTTTTGCTTATGATAGATACGTGCCTGAAGGCGCGATAAGTAGTACGGGTAGCTTAATTAAAAGTGCGCTATCCATATTTGGATAATAATATAGGAGAATATTATGGCTTTACCAGAGCTAAATACCGCGAGGTATAGTATGGTTTTACCATCAACTGGAGAAACAGTTGAATATAGACCATATTTAGTGAAAGAAGAAAAAATATTAATGATGGCTATGGAGTCTGATAACCAAGAGGTTGTTATGAAGGCTGTTGTAGATGTTATTAAAGCTTGTCTTCTGACTGAGCTAAATGTAGATGAATTACCAATGTTTGACATTGAATCATTATTTTTAGCATTAAGGTCAAAATCAGTTGGTGAATCAATTGATTTGCGAGTAAAATGTAGTGATGAAGATTGTGACGGTATTACGGATGTAAGTGTCAATTTTGATGATATTGAACATCCAGTAATAAGTGAGGAACAAACTAAAATTATGTTGACCGATGATGTTGGTGTAGTATTGAAATATCCATCAGTAAATGCAGTCTCTAAAATGGCTGATGCTGAGGAAAATGTAGAAAATGCATTAGGAATGATAACTGCTTGTATTGATTCAATATTTGATGCTGATGATGTATATCCAGCAGAAAATGAAACAAAACAATCATTAATTAAATTTGTTGAATCTTTAAGTTCAGTACAATTTATGAAATTATCAGACTTTTTTCAAAGTCAACCAACACTAGGTACAACAATTGAATACACGTGCAGTTGCGGTAAGGAACAAACACAGGAACTAAGAGGACTTCAAAGTTTTTTTACGTAGGCCTT